GACCAATACTGCTCTTGAAATGCTAAAGGATGAAAATGAAGTCAATAAGAAGAATATGTTTAAGTTTATGAAACAGAACAAAGAACTCAAAGAAGAATATGAAATTACAGAAGAAAATATCATACGAGATTATGGAGATGAATCAGAACAAGCAAAAAAATATGGTTTCGGAATGTTTAATCCAGAGTATGTAAAACGTCTCAAAGAAAAACAAACAGAACCAGCATCAGAATCAGAAGATGAAGAAGTAGAAATAGAAGAAACTGAAGAGATGAAGAAACTACTAAAAGAAAATGAAGAACTCAAGAAGAAGATACTCGCTCAGTAAAGGTCTGCTGTTTCAGGTTCTGGTTCAGGTTCTGTATTAGATTTAGATTTAGTCTTAGTTAATTTTTTTTTATCCTCTTCTTCTCCCTCACTATCTGTCTGGACAACTCTATCACATGAAAGTAATCCATAACAGATATTTATTTTCTTACAACGAGACTTAAATATCACAAGTAATACAGATGCTATCGCTGATGCTGATATTGTAATTAGATTGCTGTAGTCACCAGCATTCCACTGGTAACTCTCACTAATATTAGATGACATATTTTATTTATTTTATTTATTATATAATGAATAGAATAAATCCAAATAAAAAAGATAAGAAAAATGATAACTGGACGACTCCCAGTTGGGTTTGGGATGCGTTGCTTCCACATATACCGAAAGATAAAGTCATTTGGGAACCATTTTATAATGAAGGATATAGTGGGGAATATTTAAAATCATTGGGATTAAATGTAATACATAATGAAGATGAAGATTTCTTTCAGAATAATAAAGGAGATATTATCATAAGTAATCCTCCCTTCACTATAAAGAAAGATGTCTTAAAAAGATTAAAACACTTAGATAAACCATTTATGATGTTGTTACCACTTGATACGATTGACAGACAATACTTCCAAAAAATATTCAGAAATGATTTAGAAAAGATATCATTATACTTCTTGCCTAGAAGAATAGATTTCATAAATAAAGATACTGGATATCAACCATATAGATTATCCACAGTCTTCGTTGGTTATAAAGTAAGTGATAAACCATTCATTTATCTTCTTTAAATAGATGATATCTTTTTGCTTCATTTTTATTTTTATTTTACACCTTCTATAATTTTATTTTTACTTTTCATTTACTTTTATTTTAGATGTAAAAAGATGTCTAAAAGATATCTTTTACTTCTTAGGAGGATTCAATATATTTTCTAATACAACAGAATTGTTCTTTATTTCTTTAGTTACTTTATAGATAATACAGCAAGAGTCATCTACTCTTGATTCAGAACCATCAGCATCTACTATACTTGTTTTAATATTCTGTATTGTTCTTGGGATTGTATTAGTAAATATAGTTGAATCTTTTGCTCCTGAATAAAAATCACCATAACCAGCACTCTTATCAACTACTCCTATCACAGGTAATGAAACTGTCCCTTCTCTTCCTCCTATATACATGGGATTCAATAAATCACTCTTGATGAGGTATACAGGTGATAACATCTTTCTTGGTAGATTATCTGCTATGATACTTGTAGATACAGCACCCACCTCAGTCACTGCTGGATAAGATTGGAATCCTGGGAATGCTTCATAGGATATTGATGAATGAGCATCAAAGTGAGTAGCACCGATTCCATTCTTACTATCATATCTCCAAGAAGGATAATTTACTTCTAATGTATTGAATATAGATAATCCAGATGTTCCTAATTTAGGGAATGTTTGGAGGTCTTCTGTTTTTATCAGACCATTTGTCGTAGGAGTAGATGTATTCAATCCTGTATTATTAAATCTCTGTAATCGTGAACCACGATTATGAAACTGAGAATATGTAAATCCTAAGAGTTCCCATAATGATTGTCCCCAGTTCTTTTCATCACATCCATAATCTTCTATAAATATTCCACTCTGAGCATCCATTATAGCATAAGGAGTTATAGCATTATCTTTTTCAGCAATTGTAGAAGAGGCACTAAAATTAGATGCCTTGTGTATCTTAAAAACATTATTGTATGGTGTAAAGTTAGGACTATAATTTAATCTACTTAATCTCTTATTTAACTTGTAACATGATGAGTTAGCACCTGATACATCTGTTGAACCTTCTATCTCTTCAGCATTTGTTCCTTTCAGTTCAGCAGTATGAAGATTCTGGAAAGAAAATCTTGATGATTCACCTGTGAAAGATAATGAAGGTTGATTTGCTCCACAATATATCTCATTAAATAATCTAGCATTAGAAGGGGCATCGGGACAGGGACCATATCTAGGAGTAGGGTTTTTCGCACTATGCTGGAACCATCCATCCCATTCAGGTTGATTCGTCACTACTTTATACATAGTAGGTAAATCAGGAAATGGAGTTTTCTGTGATGCTTCCATAGCGGTCGCGGGATTCGCCCAAGATTTAGCAGCATTAGGATAATCTATTCCAGAAGCACTGTATGGTGCTCCCCATAATGAAGCATATCCATTTGTGAGTAAAATAGAACAAGTCCCAAAAGCATTGAAATGTCTGTCAAAACCTACGCATCGTGCTGCGAGTTCATCATTACTATCAAACCATTCCTGAGGTAATGTCCCACCCTGATATTTTCCTACATAAAATGCTATATAATCCTTTCCAAAGAATGGGAACTTCTTAGCAAATCCATATGTTAATGTTTCGTATGGGTCTGTTCCTTGACCTTCACCACCAATGATATCTTTTCGTGCTGGATTATAGTCAAAAAATACTGCCCCTGCTGTATGGTTATATGTTACCACATCACTAGCATTTGTGTATCTATCACCTCCAAGACCTCTTCCAGCAAAATATACAGATTGACTTCCATCTATCTCATAATCTATATCATTGTGAGGATTACTTACATATACTCTTGTATTAGAGGTGTCTATACTTAAAATGTATGTATCACTTGGATACAGACGTGTGTCAACTGTATCAGCATCACTTAAATATAATCGCATACCTCTTTTTAAATCGGTGACATTATTTACTGGAATATACTCACCTAAATCGGTTTGAGTAATAGAACCATTGATTGCTTTAGTCTCTCCTATATCTGGGTCTTGTGTTTTATCATTCATATGTAAAAATCTCATCTTATCAGGTGATACATCTCCTTTATTATCCGCTGTTACATTTATTAATGCTTGTTGGGATGCTGACATACCATCCCAGTCAAACAATTCAGGATACAATTCTTGTGATTCAATCAAGTTCTTTATTTTTAAAAGATTCTCATCAGTCCATGGGATAAATGTTTTAAATGTTTTTATTTCATCTCTTTGTCCGAATCCGACATAATGGGGTTCGGTCATAGGATATGTATTTGTAATTGTTATGAATGATTTATCTGTAGTGACATTAAGTGAATCATTAAAACCAGCATCAAACTCTCTACCATACTCTTGGATTTCAGGTCGTAAGTATCCCACTGTTGAATAACAAGAGTCAAAATACATCGCAAGGTCTTCATTAGACATATTCCAGTAAATAGCGTGACCCGCCCCTACATCGGGGATGAGACCCGCCGCCGAGCTCACTAGTTCTCTATTCATCTTCGCATAAGTCCCTTCTTCCCCTGATACTCTATTATCCCTTAAACCACAGATTTCACCACCTTTTAATGGATTCAATACAGTATATAGAGCATTTGAGTCACTTCTCCTAGATTCCTTGAACTTCCAACCTACTTTCACTTGTCCGTCCTCCCACATGTGTCCTTGTTTATATGTTTCACCTTCAAAGGTTCCGTTTCCTAGACCACCAAGAGGGAACAGATTTTGATAATCCTCAAGAAGTCCATTACCATGTCCTCCGAAAACGAATGGAACATTGAAATCATTACTGAATGTATTATTATACCATAGGTCTCCAGCATTACGGATGAACCATGCGTTGGAACAAGGAAAAGTCTCAAGGGTATTAGATTGTGCTTGGAGATTTAAATTATTTTGTTTTATCTGTCCGTCTTTTCTTGTATTTGTATCAGGGTCATTATCTTCACCTAGTGATACATTTACTATCTCATCAATATCATTCATCGTATTTGTTATCTGTGTCGCTACATTCACTGGAGAGTTGAATCCCTTACTCACTTCATATTTCACTGTTTTACGATACCACATAAAATCCATCAGTGCTGGGTCTTTCTCACCTTGAATTGTAAAATTAGTCTTTTCACCCTCAGGAGTGTAGTTCTTAAAAGATTTCCTTACAAATAATGTATACCTCCTTCCATCATTAGATATCTCAGTTCTATCATCTCCAATTGTTTCTTCAAGTGTCTCATAACCATATCCATTAGCAGCATTCCCAAATGTTCTTATAAAACTATAATCACTTCCCAGTCTGTATGGATTTGCTGAATGAACTGCTCCAGTCTTTGATGTATTAGGAGCATTCCAGTCCTGAGCACCATCCCACCATGCTCTACGGTCATCTGCCCCCCACGCTCTCGGTAATGAAATATAGTTATCACCCTGAGCACATTTATAGTATGAATGAGTTAAAAATATAGCATCATCAGTTATATGATGAGTGTTTTCACTAGCATTATACTCCCAAGCATAATTTCCTTCAGTTGTCTGTAAATTATATGAAGCATTCCCATTGTTCGTCTGACCTTCTAGTTTAGTTAATATAGTATTCTTCGTTGTATATGATTGTCTCTCTCCTAAGTTATTTATCGCAATTCTACCTTTAATCTCTATTGTAGCATCTTCATTACCTATTTCAGAAATATATGCTGAATGAACTGATATCTTATCTCCAATATCTAACTTTATTCCAGAACCTAAATCATTCGTCCAAGATGATTTACTCTCATCACTCCCCCCCAAGTATTCTGCTGAAGACTTCCTATTTGCTTGAAGTAATATGGTATCTGTATAGGGCGGTGCTTCCATATAGTATTATTATATAGTTATAAAAAAGAAATTAAAAAAGATATCTTTATTTATGCGAAGAAGACTTCCATCTTACCATCTACTAACTGGACGACACGGATGATTTCCAAGTAGGTTCTGAGAGTAGCAGTGTTGTCTTCTCCTGTCTTAGAGTTAGGTAGTGGGTCAAAAGTATTGTATAGTTCAATACCTCTGCTGTTAACTCTTTCATTACGATTCAGTTTATATGCTTGATAGAAGAATCTACCAGCAATCCCATGATGGTCGTCCTTCTGTCCGTATCCTTCAAAAGTGCCTCCCGTAATCCCTTGTCCTTCAAAGTTATATTCTTCACGGGCAATGAAAGGAACCATACCTTCTGCCTGAGTTAAATAGTGGAACTGCTGAGCAGAGTTATCTACATCTACGGGATATAGGAAGTGGTCGTTATATTTTACATTTGATGTAAGAACACCATAGTATCTATCTGCTTCTGTTCCTGATAGATGTCTACCTAGAGACATAGAGTGATAGTTTCCAAGAACAGAGTTTTTCTTAACATTATCATCGGAGAGTGTAGTAAATGCCTTGGTGACTAGACGACCAGCACCACCTACATTCACAATGAGTTGACCGCTAGAGACTGCCGTAGAAGGTGTGTCATTATCAGCAGGGATATTAATAGTTCTCTTAGCAAGTCTGTAATCAGCAAATGTAAATGATAGATTCGCATTCTGCTGAGCGTATTGTTCCATCATTTCTTGAGGGAAGAACTGATAATCAGCAATGAGTTCAGTAGCAGTCTGGTCTATCTTGAAGTCGGGACTTGCTCCAGAACCAGAGGAAGGCACACACAGACGGTCAGCATCAGAAGTGCTGAAGAATAATTCAATAGTTACTGGTTCAGTCATCATAAAGAGAGGAAGTTGATTCTGCGAAAGGAATGGAAATAAATCTTGTAGTGAAAGAGTAAACTCGGGACCATATTCAGCATTCGTTTTACAGAAATCATGGTCATTTAGAGCAAGACCCTGAGTTCTCGTTGTTGAGACTTGAAGACCTAAATCAAGACCAATCCTCTGTGCTTTCTGCTGTAGGTGTTTTGTAGAACCTCCCCAATCATTAGCACCTTCATCTTCAAAGTAATAAGGTTTATGAGCGAGACGACGACCCGTAGTATAAGTCTCTCTCTGCTTCTGATGTTCGTTAGCAAGGAACATAGACTTATATCCCATGTAGTGGTTAAAATCATCTATTTCACAGATGGTCTTAGTTCCGACACGGAGAGCACATCGCTGTATAAGTGAGTAGATTCCCACGCCGACGGGCAGAAAACCAACAGTAGCAGATTTATCTAATCTTAAAACAATCTTAGAGTTAGAATGGAGGATACCCTTATTCTGGAACTGAAAGCGACAGAACTTATCCGTGTGAACGACAGGGTCAAGTATATCTGTTTCAATATCAATAGCGGTGTTCGTGGGAATCTGTCCTATCTTTACAAGGTCAGGAACTGCTCCCATGTTTGCTGAAGAGGGTTGCTGGGTCATCATTTGTGACTGGTCGGACGAGGTAGCATAAGACATATTTTATAATGATATTATATAATATTAATAAAAAATTATTTTTAAAAAAAGTATTTACTATTTCTTTAACGGACAACTGAGATACCGTCACCACTGAATGCTAGAGTATTCTTGGAATGAACAAATAGATAGAATGCTTGAGGATTATCCGATGTAAGTTCACATTCCATATTCATTCCCCAATTGACAGAACTAAAGTCCACTCCTTGTCCCGATACTACATCGTATGCGACTCCTACGCCTGCGACTGAGCCTCCATCTACCTTAAAGTTAACTACAGTGTGGTCGCCCGAGGTATACTTAGTGTTGAGAGGAGATACCTGTGTTCTCCGTAGTTTAGAGAACTGTGTAACAGCATTGAGATACTGCTGAGTAATTTCAGAATCTGCTACAGGATTAGTGCTTGATTTATTTGCGAGGACTGTTGTATCTTTCTGGACTGTATCAATATTGTATTCTAGAGGATAGCGTTCTCCTCCACGAGTGAAGAATAACTGCTTAATCGCTGCGACAGTTTCATCAGCATTAACAGGGAAGTTATTACTTAAACCATTCTCACCTCTGTTGTTAATTTTATTAGCAGATATCATATTACCAAATACACCTAAGACTCTTGAAAGACCAAGGTTGAAATTGACAATAGCATTCGTAGAGTTGAATGTAGTGAAGTATGATGAAATAGAATTGTATTCAAAGGTAGAAGCAGGAGGCATCGGACCTTGTGGTTCACTTACTTCACACGATAAACTTAAATCACTTAATTGGTAGAAAGCATCCTTAACAGCATCAGCGGTAGATGACCCGCCTTGGTCAAAGAGAACATTGGCGTCTGGAGCAAGTTGAATCTCTACAAGGAGTCCACCTACACCACCAGCACCGTTCGCCATAAGAGGGATTGGGTTCTGTCCTGAGAAAAGACCACATGGGAGGTTAATACAGAAAGAGTTTCCACCCTTCTTAGACGATGTAGCATTTACAGTAGGGTTTGAGACAACAGTATGCTGTTGATTCGCCCAGTTGGGACCCACTAGAGCAGTCTCCGCCATATGACCCGCAGAGTCCTGACCAGATGAAGTGACAGGGAGATAGGAACTCATGAATCTTGGGAAATGTTTTATTTCTTCTATTACCTGATGTGTCGCCTGAGATTTAATAGTAAGTGAATCAATGATTGAATACATACCTAATTGTTCGCTCATTCTTAGAGCACCAGTGGAAATAGTATCATCATCTTTGAAAACAGAGAACTTACCTACGAGTCTGACAGACTGTCCGACAAGCATACGACTCTGTTCTCCGATAATAAACTGTATGAGAGGATTTCCATCTTTATAGGATATCTTTCCAGTTGAAGTGTGGTTACTCGGAGTGACTTGTAGATTGTGGCGAGAAGACATTTTATTATGTTATAATATAATATTAATAAAAAAATAATTTTAAAAAAGATATCTTTTAGACTTCCAGGGCAATCGCATCACCCTTGACAACAATACGTCTTAAATGACCTACGAAACAATTCCAAAGTTTAGGTTTGCTTGGAGCACTACTTTCCTGATATTCTACTTGGAGATTAAAATCCTTTCCTCTAGCATCATAGACTCCTGATGCGAGTGATAGAGCACGACCGATAAAGAAGTTCTCCTGATACTTCTCAAAAGATAGTGGGTCAATATCCGCCATTCTCAATGCTTTTTCATTCTCAATGAGTAACTGCTGATTCAGTGCGAGTTTATCCTCATTTACAGAGATACGAGACAGAGGCACCTTACGATTCGGGTTGAGTTTCCCATTATAAATAAACTGATAATTAGAGGCGTGGTCTGCTATCCCTACAAGACCACTGCGAGTAGAGTTATTGTATGAGTAATCACCACCACCAGTATCTCTAGCAAGATTATTGACTTGGTATGTAGTGTCCGCAAATACACTCTGCTTTGCTGAGTAAGGAGTAGCATCCGTGGGGATTGCTAGGACTGATTTACATCTACTGTTCTGGATAGGGAGACGAATATTGACAACACGGTCACTTACTAACTGAGAATATTTGTAGTTAGTGAATGAAAGGAAATCATAATTCATCGCACCACCCGCCTTCAACATAGAGTTCATCTTAGATACATATCCAGAAGGCATCTCAACTTGCTGGACTTGGAGTTCAACATTATTTACAGAGCATGTGGGGGCGAATGTTGCCGCTTCATCTACACCACATGAATATACATAGAACTTATTAGTAGCACCAGCAGTCTTAGAGTTGACCGTTGGAGTAATAGCATCTACCCAATCATTATCAGTATCAGCACAACTTAATTTAACAAGACCAGTATCAGCACTTCCTCCACCAGCAGTTTCATCGTAAGTCACATCAGTAATTGTAACTTTAGCAATCGCGGTCCCAGCAGCACCACTCGCTGATACTCTAGAATCCCCAGGATTATCTACATCAGTCGCCTTAGGATGGACGAAAGCAATTACATCACCCACGCGGAAAGGACATGATTCAACAGAGATAATACCATTCTGTCTTTCAAGATAGATTGCTGAGGCACTAGAACCACTAGTCCATTCTTGTCTGGAAGCATTAGAACCATTGATAGAATGGAAGACAGCATTAGATGTAAGTCTCTTGTTCTTGAGAGATGTTTCTACCTGACGGAATACTTTATTAGCATCTTCTAGGATTATTTCAATACGGAGTCCCTGCGTCATAGCAAGAGGGAAGATTTTATCATTTTGGAAGATTCCTGTAGGGAGTTTGAGAAGACACTTAACAGTTCTGAAATCAACATCTTCCATATCACCGTTCACTGGGTCATTGTAGAAGTAAGGATTAGCATCAATATTATTCATGTTCGTAGAAGTTCCGTCATTGTTAGGACGTGATACATTACTCTGGAGAATAGTTCCTTCAGTCAATGCTCTCTTCTTCTTCATATTGTCATTTGTTTCGTAATCATACTTAAGAGCAGTTAGAATATTCACGTTTTGTATCTCCTCTAAAATCTGATTTTGTGCTCCACCAGAACTGATGCGAATATCTTTGATTAAAACATTTGCCCCTAGGTCACCATCAAGAGTCATAGGAACTTTTTCAGTTCCCTGAATACGAACATCCATACGGAGGTAAGTTTCAGAGGGCATCATAAATCCAATAGTAGGAGGAATTACAAAATTAATCTGTTGACCGAGGTCATACGAGAGTCCATTCTCCGCCTGAACGGAGACTTTCTTTTGCGAGATGGGTATCTTTTCTTCGGCAGTCCAGAATTGAGATGTAGGCATTTATTTATACTTATATATTATTTAAGATATAAAAAAAAATCTAAAAAGTTCCTCCACCAGTAACTGAAGCAGTATGCTGTGCGACTGTCCCTACTAACCCAGCACTCGCCATGGTGCTTACAGGAGCAGACTGAGCCTTCATCTGAGGTAGAGCATTCAATTGTGCTTTTCTCTGTGTTTCAATATTATTTATATCATTCTGAGCATCTGTCGTCGCTGCTTCGTCTTTATTATGAGTATCTATCGTGTCTGCTACAGAACCAACACCTTGTGCTAACGCCCCGAGTGCTTCAAGACCCGCCCCTGCTCCAGGAATAAATGCCCCTAAAATATCTAATCCAGTTCCTACTGAACTTGCTATTTGTGATACATCACCCGCTACATCGTATGAACCATCTTTATTTTTATCAAGTCCATTCTTAAACAATTCGTATGTAGATACAATACCTCCTACATCTCCTGCGACTCTCAATCCAGTCGCTACCTTTGAAGCGGTCTTTCCTGCTTCTTCAGTTGTCTTTAATATCTTAGAACTTAATTCATCGGTTGATGTTGGTGGTTTATCAGGTATATCAGGTGTATTCTGATTAGCAGAAACAGGTTCATTTGTTTTTGGTCTGTTATTTAATTCTGTTCCAGGAGTCTGTGTAGGTGCTCCACCATAATCTTCTCTCGGCATAGTTCCACCAAGTTCAGGAGGAGGTTCAGATGTAGTTGCTCCAGGACGATTAGGGTCTGATTGAACTCTTGCTGTTTCCGCTCTATCTAATTGGTCTTGTGTAGGGGCAGGAGCAGTAGGGGTAGGAGCAGTCGCACGAGCATCCACACCACCTGCTCTAGCAGATTCATCTAAAAATGATGATTGTGCTTCTTCACTTAATTCGGGTGCTGATTGTGTTCCAGTTGTTCCTCCTCGGATTTGTTCCACCCCTTCTCCCGCCCGGGTTCTATTTACTTCATTCGTAGTTGCTTGAGCGACTTTATCTCCTTGTGCTGTAGCAGACCCAAATGCTGCTTTTGCTTTTTTTGCTGTATCTGATGCCGCATCAGAACCACCCTTTAATTGTTTATAATATTTAGTTAATGAACTTGCTATCTGTCCTCCACTTATAGCATCATGGAAATCATAAATAAGTTTGTCTTGTAAATCTCTACCTTCTTGGTTTCGCATATTTCCCTGTGCTTGAATCTTCTCACTATCCAACGTATTATTAATATTATCTCTCGCCACCCTTATCTGTTCGTTGAATAAACTCACATCTTGTGTTTGAGCATTGCCTTGAGACCGTGCCTCATTTAAACCATACAAATCCATATTTATTTATCATCAACATTTTCTTCTAAATTATCTTTTTTTAATTCTTCTTCTGGTTTTACAGTTACCATATCTTTTTCACCTACCGCAATCACTTCATCAAAGTTCTTATACATCACAGGAGGATTAGATTGTAAATCCATATGGATAAAATTATATCTTTCGGGTGTTGCCTTTTTGTATAGTTCTATAAATCTTTCGGGTCCCCCAAATAAGTCTCCATATTCCTCAGCAATTTTTAATAATTCCTTTCTGTTTGGAAATGGTGAACCTACGATTACATTCGTAGCATTCTGTCGTATGATTGGTGATACTGCCCTGAAGTTCTGCGACGCCAGGATCAGCAG